TCTGATGGGTTGCCGCAATAAGCTCCGCGCGATACGTGTTCGCCTGTGACTCCACGTTGTTGGCGTCCGGCTGCCCGTAGTGCGCCTTGGCGTTCGCGAGCGCGTGCAGGAACACCAGTTCTGCGTCGATCGTGGTCGTGTCAGTCGGATTGACGAATGACATGAGCCCGAAATGGCCCTTGATCCACAACCAGTATGTCTGATCGGGCGCCGGGTACACTTCGATCGCGTTCCTGATCTCGTAGCGCGCCGGGCGCCACGGTTTCGTAATCATCGTGTAAAGCTGCGGCGGAATACCCTGGATGAGCGGATACCAAACGTTGCGCGTGTCCTGTATGCCGGCCCACTCGATGCAGCGACTCGGATCGATCTGGACGTTCTCCAACACGTTCTCATCGTTGTCTTTGAGCGAGTAGTATCGCTGGCCCGGATTGATCTTCCAGCGGAATATGCGCTTTGTGTGAAGCTGCAAATACCGCTTGTAAAGCAACTTCTGCCCACTGGTCAAGAAGTCCTGCACCAGCGCGGCCATGCCGGGCGGCGGATTCGCTGCCTGGTTCGAGAAGCCAAGCCGGATCAGGATGCGCTTCTGGAGATTCGCCATCGTGTCGGTCGGAACAACGTTGTCTACCACCAGCGCGTTGTAATCGATCGGGTTGAACGGATTCGGTGAGTCCCATGCAATGGACTCGTTGAGGTTGCGCGTCAGGGCAATCGCAACCTCCGATTTGGTGGCGGTGCTGAGAGACGTGCCGCCGGATGCGAAGACGTACAGGCCGAATCCGGCCAGCGTCGTCAGCGTGTTCATCGGGACGTTGATGACACCATTCTGTAGGCCGGCAAGCTGGCTGGCCGTTCCTACCAGCGCGACGGTTGTCCATGTGCTGCCGCTAGTCGCGTATGAGATGTACGGAACGCTATTGTCGTTGGCCTGCTGGACAATGCTCCACTGGAGGGCGATCGAGCCTGTCGAGGCGAACGCCGGGCTGCCGATGAAGCCGATCGGAGAGAATGTGGATATTGGGGCCGCAGCGTTCTGCGTCCACCAGTATCGGCCGTCTCCGTTCAACGGGTAATTGACGTTGTACGGGACATTGCTGAATTGATTCGGCGGGCTGACTCCAGAAGCGTCTTGCCACGCCTCGGGATTCATGATATCGCCCTGACCGTTTGCGGTCGTAATCGTCAGCGTCATCACGTACTCCTAAACAAAAAACGGCCCTTGAGTTTCCCCAAGGGCCGTAACCTATCGTTACACGATAGGAGCCCCACTCAACTCAATAGACTTTCGGCGCTCTGCGCCTTACGGCCTCGCTTTCCAGTTGCCGCCGGGGCCGGCGCCTTCTGTTCCGCTGCCTCTAAGTCCGCTTCCTTCGCGTCGTCAATCAGCTTTTGCAAGGTGCGAACACCAGCGCGAGCGTTGCCGTACACAGAGTTGGCGTAAGGAACGCCACTCTTGGGATCGCTGCCGTAGCATCGAACCAATCGGTCGAGTTCTTTGGCGGCCTCCGGGTATTCCCCGGAGACTGCCTCGAACACATCCAAATGCTCTACGTTCCCTTCGTCAAAAAGAAACTCCAACACTGGGATTTCCCAGGGCGGCACGGCACGGTTATGGACCGTGTTCGTGTCGCGCTTTACCTTCACTCTCTCATATCGCATGGGGGCCTCCTGCGAGTTGTTGATGAAACTTAGTTCTGCAATAGGATCATCGATCCAGTCGAACCAGAAGCTGCGATCCAATCGTAGTTGATCGTCAACAGCACCGGAGCGCCCGGTGAGTACGTGCCGATCACAACCCAACCGGAGGGGCCGAGCGGAGCGCCATACGTGCCAGTGGCAAGCGTGGTGTTCAGATCGGGTGAGCCCAACAGATTCATCAGCGGGCTACCGCTGTTGTTGAGTCCGGTTGATAGACCGCCATTCCAAGCAACAACGGTGTTGCCCGGTTTGAACGGTATGGTCGTACCATCAACCTGATTGCTCAGAAGATGGGCGAACACCGTGCCAGTGCCGTAAGCGCCGCCAGCGGTCAACGAAGCGACCGGGTAATCGCTACCCGCAGCCTTGTTGCTCGTCAGCGAGAACGTTTCCGCAGTGGCCGAAGCCGAGCACACGTAGTACGTGACGTTGCCCTGTACCATCGTGGTAGCAAGACCGCCAGTCGAGATGACGTTGCCCGCGCCCGTGATCGACAGCGAAATCGCATCGCGGTTCGTCGGCTTGTAGCCGGGAACCGTGAACACGGCCGTCGCAGACGACGTGAACGTAGCAGCCAACGGATCACCGAAGGGCACCGGAGCCTTGTCGTAAGGCAGATAGATCGCGAGCGCCGTGGTAACCGTCGCTGCACCTGTAACTAATAGAACTTGCATGGTCGTTTTCCTCTATTCCTTGATGCCGATTACTGGATGCTCAGAACGGCATGGGCATTACGCTTGCCGGTCGTGAGGGCTGCTTTCGCGGTCAACGCGAAGTAGTGTACGTAGCGATCGTACACCCGCGGAGGCGTCCGATTGATCATCCAGTGACCCTGGATCGGGCGCAGCTTCAGGAACTTCGTGTTCAAGAAGTAGCAGCGCTTTTCCCAAGGGATCGTCGGAGCGTACAGGCCATCGAGCACCGTCATTACGGGGTCCCAAATGATCTCCACGTTCTTGAAGTACATGCCGGTGCGGATGCCTTCGCCAACTGAGCCGTCGAGCTTCGTCGGTTCCGCATCATCCTTCATGAACACCGTGCGGTTGATCGTGTTCTTCGCATCGAGCCGATAGGCATCGAGGAAAAGTTCGCCAACCAGGATGTAGTTCGGAGCCATCCCGCCGTACCGGGTGCAGTCGCGCCACGCGATTTCCATCTGCTGCGTCAGGTTGCCCGCAGTGCTGGTGGAAATGCCGGTGATCGACGTATTCTGCCACCACGTGTAGATCGACTGGTCGAGACCACCGATGACCGCAGAGAGGGTCGGAGTCGTGGACACCAGAAGATCCAGGCCGGGGATGTTGGTCGTTGACTGCGTGCCGTCCAAATGCAGCATGTAGTCGAAGTTCTCTTGGAAGCCGAGCTTCAGAGTCTCCGCATTCTCTTGCAGGAGATTCGTCAACTGCACCTTTTCAGCCTCGGACGGAGTGCTCGACTTGTCGTCGGTCATCACGATGCCGTTCTGAGTCAGTTCGTCTTCGTTCAAACCGAAGCCGTCATGGAACGAACCCCAAGTGTACTTCGCCTGTTGCAAAGTGCGCTTGCGGTTGTAGGTGACTTGGGTATCGCCAAAGTACGACTGGAAGTTCGAGTCGTTGCTGTAGCGAAGCTGCTCTACGACGTACTGAAGGCCGCCGACGTAGGGTTTCTTTTCCTCCATCAATTTCTTGATGAGAGGGCGGGCAATGTTCACGTTGTCGATCGGATCATTGCGCAGGAAATAGTTGATGGCCGCGGTGCCAGCGTAGGCCAACTGTTCTGCTGTAAAAGGCATGTTCGTACTCCAATGGTGAAAAACATTCTGTTCTTCCCAGGAGTGACGAGCCTAGAATTTACCCGGTGCCGAACGGGTGTGGTCACGACATACAGTCACTAACTGCCGCCGATATTACTCTACCGGCGGCAGTTGAGTCAAATCGAATCAATTATTCCGTTTCGCGACCTTTGTCGCCGCCGCCGCGGGGCGTCGGAGTATTGCTAGCGTTTTCGCCTTTGCCCTTTCCACCGGCGCCACGGGACAGTGCTTTGTCCATCTCAGCTTTGGCGCCTTTAGCGGTTTCGGCCGACTGATCTTCATCACTGCCCATCGATTTCTTGGCTTCCATTTGGTGAAAATGAAGCGTCAAACGCCGATTGGTGTTGTACTTCTTGGTTTCGCCAGTGGACGCATCGTTGCCGCCGCCTTCACTAAATTCCTTCGAGTCATCCGCCTCATCGTGCGCAGCGTGAACGTGCGCAATCGCATGAATATGGAGCTTTGAGCCGACTGGCGGCATTTTCTTGAGCCCCAACTTACCGAGATGCGCGCCTTCGAGATAAAGAACCGGCGGTGCTTCCTTGGCGCCCCAAGGTTGCGTGCCTTCGGGTTTACCCACGTCGGCGCCACTGTTCTCGCCCGTTTTCTTCTTTTCAGGAAGCATGTTGACAAGTGCCATCGTAAAAACTCCTAGTATCCGGTGATTTCCATTCGCGCTTTTAACAGATTCGCTTCGACAAGTCTACCATTGGCCGTGTGAATGCGCGAGGCGACTTCATAACGGCCCCAAAGGAACTGGCGGATCATGTCGTTTATCATCGGTTTCAGTTTCGGGGATTCCGACAGATCAGCGAGCGCCACACGGAACACCGTATGCGCCAAAACCTCAAGTCCCCAACGGTATGAGTCGAAGTCCGTTAGACACTGTTGGTCTCCGAGCTTCACCCGGCCGCCGACAGGATGCCCGGTCAGATTGCGATAGAAGGGTGTCTTCGCGAAATGGATCGGGCCGCGGCACGCTGCATTGGCAAGATCCTGAAAACACCAATACGCCTGATTCCGCGGTTGAAGGATATCTTGCAGACCCGCGCGGCGATAGATCGCGTGCTCGGGCCATACGTGCTTCTGGATGACGAAGTTCCAAAGTTCGTCGGCGCGCGTGAACGTCTTATCCTCGGCCGGGTAGAAGGCTTCCCAATTCACTTTCTGATTGATCTCATCGAAAAGCTGGCACGGAGCGTAGTAAACGTTCACTGCTGGATTCGTTTCGAGAAAGTCGATTCCCTTCTGGACTTCGGCCGGCAACAGATAGTCGTCATCGGCCAGAAACATGCAATACTTCGTGCTCGCTGCGAGCAGCGCCGTTCGCATGTTAGGGAACGCACCAACATTCGTTGGCTGCCGTAGATAGCGGCCGTTTGGCGGCCGAATCGCGCTCTTGCCATTGTCGGATATGATTATCTTCACATCTCCGAAGTCGGCAACAGTTTTATCCAGGGTCCATTGCAGGAAGTTGTCACGATTGAACGTTGGGATGCAGATTGTTAGGTCTTTCATGTGGCGACCACCGTTGTCATTGGTATGGGCTGCGAAATTGGTATTGGAGCCTGCGGATCAGGCGTCCGGCCATCATGGTTCAATCGAATCCCGCAATTGAGCCAGGGCTGTATTCCGGCCTGGTACACCATGTCAGAGAACGAATAATCTTCCGACAACAAATTGTCGAGCACTATTCGGCCTTGGTAGATGTGATGGAATCTGCCGCCACCATACGTCGGTAACAAACCTTTCTCGATCAGGGTCTCATACACCTTTCGCTCGACCTTCAGGAAGCCGCCCGGAACAAAGCGCGTCGGGATCATCCCTTCCTTCGGGATATCCTCAAGAGCCAATTGCAAGCCGGTGTTGTCGCGGCAGAATGGCACTGGGGGCTGGCACTTGTCCGTGTATAGTCCGCTGACCATCAATTCGTCGGACTCGATGAGGGCAATCAACTGCTCGCGTGTGAAACCAATATCGCTATCGATCCACACCAACGTATCGAATTCCTTGCGATTGATGAATTCATTCGCGAGAACATTTCGAGCCACATACACGTCCGACTGACCGGCCATCGGCAGCCAGCCACCATATACGCCAGTCGAGCCCATCATTCCAGCCGTGTAGAGCGTGACTGTCTGATTACCGCGAATTGGAGTCGCGATAAGAACTTTTCTAGGATCTCTCATTTTCCCATACTCCCGAGGGCGCCGCTGATCGCTTCGAGCATACTGCCCGGTTCCCGAGTCTGACCGCCGGCCGGCTGTTTGCCAGCACGTAACGGCTGGTTCTTCGGAACACCGGCAGGTTTCGCCGCGGGCGCGTTGATCTTGAGGTTGCGATACGCTTCCTTGAACTTCGGCAACCATTCGCGCGGCGGGATGCTGGCGAACACAGGTTGCAATGCCGGAACCAGAACCGCTCTTTTCGCGGCGTAGCTCGGATCACTGTCTTTCAAGGTGTTTTCGAGTTCCGTCAGGGCGGCCCGCGCAGTCTTAAGCTCCAATTCAGCAGTGGCTTTAGTTTCAGCCTCTTTCGATGCGTTTGTGCTCAATTCCGTGCGGAACGTTTGCCCATTGCGCGTGCGCGCAATCTCTTTCGCGTATTCCTGCGTGATCTTCCCTGTTCGCACTGCTTCCTGAAGGTCAACATGGGCCTTAAGAGGGTCGCCCACAGTTCGCTCTTTCCCGAGCAGAGTTGCAAGTCGCTCGGCAACTGTCTCGACAAGCTCAAGGGCCTTCTCCTGTTGCGCCGGATCGTTCGAGTTGAACAACGAAAGCCATGAAAGAGTTTCGCGGTACTGTTCCGGCGATGTGCCAGTTGCCTGCACGCCTTGAACCATGTAATCGAAGTCGCGTCGCAGGCTGTCGCGCTCAGTTGTGACCGTCTTGGCGATATCAATCAGGCCGCGGATGCGCTCTGAAGTTTCTTTCTTTAGATTCTCGGGAACGGGATCGTTGACAAAATCCTTTTCCTTTTTGGTCGGCTCGGATTTCTTCCATGTGCCGTCCGCGTTGCGCTCGCGCTCACCGTTGGGGCCTACTTCGGCTTTCGGTTCGCCTTCCGGTTCGCTTTCGCCTTCGCCCTCGCCTTCGCCCTCGCCTTCGCCGCCGACAGTATCGCCAGTGTCACCGTCAACGTTATCGTCGCCTTCGGGTACTTCATTGCTTCCACCTTCAGGGGTTTCAGGTTCGGGGGTTTCGGGTTCTGGCGATATTGCATCGCCTAGCGCGGCGTTTACCGCATCCATCACAGTTTCTTCGGCCATTGGGGGTTCCTATCGTGTTGTTAAATCAAGGTGATCCGACTCCAGGCGGCGGAGCCGCTGGATTCATGGGTGCCGGGGCGCCTCCGCCCCCTGGCGCGGGGCTCGGGGCGGGCGGAGGCGGCTGATCTCGCATGATGACTGGCTGCGCCATTGCCATCGCTGCGGCAGTAGTGATCTGCCCTGTGAGTTTGATCGAAACTTCCGGCGTAATCGGCGGCGGCGGTCCACCGGCACCCGGCGAGCCCGGCGGCGGCTTGCGCGGGATGAAGCGTTCAACGTCGCTCTCATCACCGAGGCGTAGCGCGGTCTCTTTCACCAATTCGATGAGCGCATTCGCCATTGCAATGTTGCCCTGTGCGAACGCCTGCTCGATTTCCTGCATGAGCTTCTGAATCAGCGGAAGCAAAGTGCTCCAAGCCTGCATGTCGGTCTGTTGACGCGGCTTGCCGGTCGAGCCGGCTTCGATTTGAACCTCTACCATCGTGAACAAATCTTCGATATCCATGCCGTGTGGCCAAAAGGCTTTCGAGCCGGCCATACGTTGCACGTCGCGAGTCTCAAGACATTGAAGTGACTGCTCCGCAGTGTATTCCGCTAGGTCTGTCAAAAGATTTTCGAGGTTATCGCGATCCGAAGTCGTGCGAGCCTGCGTGCCACTCTGTTGAATGTTCGCCTCAGTCGCAGTTTTAGGATTTCCCGGTGTACTGATCGCCGCAGAGAGTGCCTCCTGTACTCCAGAAATTCGTTCCATGTCATTAAGGATGAGCGTCGGGTCATAAAGCCTCATGTCGATTGCCGCTACCGGCTTCGCAGCGAACAAATTTGCAATCGGAGTCTGCGGATCGGCCGGGCGCAGCGCTGTGTACTCCTGCGCTTTCGATTCTTGGAGCTTTTTCGCCTCGACTTCATCGAGTTGCGTTGCGTTAAACAAAACTCCGGGGATCGAGCGTTCGCGAGTAAGACGAAAGTTGCTCCGTGACGAAGAATATTCGTCTTGGAGTTTGTACAGACGCCAGCTTAATGATTGGGCGTGCCTTTGGCCGTCTACTTCGTAGAACGCGAAATAAAAATACGGATAAAACCGACTTGTCGGATACGGAGGCGCGAATGGTTCTTTTGCCCATCGCTTCACTCCGTCGATTAGGGTGCGGATTTGCTTGTCGCGGCGATCCCAAATCTCGACAACACGAACAAATGCTTGGGATTCAGCGTCACTGGTCTGTGTCGTGAACGCTTGCGCGCTCTCCGCGGTCAACATCCCCTGCGGTAATACATTGTCAACTTCGCGCGTGGTCAATTCTTTCGGTGGACGCTGCGAATAATTCTTCGCAAGTTTCAAATCTTCAACAGTCAGCCGCTTGAACTGCGCGAGAGCGTCTTCCTTCGTGAGATAGGTTTCGTTCCCGATCCAATCAGCGTCCAAATATTGATCGATGGAGTCGATATCCGTCGAAACCTGGATGTTCTCCGTGGCGACGTAATCGATGACGAACATTTTGCTGACGGCAATCTCGACCTTCTCTGTCAGTTCCTTGATCAGAGCCTCTTTCTCCGCCTTTTCGGCATCAAGAGTCTCCGGGTCCTGGTCCGCGGGATCTTCGAGCAACTTCTGCTGCGCTATGAGGCGCGCATGGGTCTCTTGCGCGTCATTGAGCGCAGCTTCGACTTCAGGCTGCGGCTTTTTCGCAGACACCATCGTACATTTGAACCAGCCTTCACCATTTGAGAGCACCGAGCGCACACCTTTGCGGGCTGCGACCTTCAGGCGCCCATCCTTCCACAAACGCGAGATCACGATCTCAAGCGTGCGGGCAAACACCTGCATCTGGTAGGTATTCGATTCGTCTACCTGTGGCGATTTGCGTACCGACACGTCAGGATTGCGGGCGTAGAGCAAAGCGACAAGGATATCGATGAAAGCACCGATAAGGTTGGTTGTGACTGCCCATGAAAGATCACTGATGCCGGCGGCATAACGGCGATCGATTGCGATTTGCTTTCTGAAATTTTCATCGAACTTGCGTGCCTTGTTGTATTCTTCCCATTTCTTCGTGACACGGCCTTCCTCGGCCTCATCGTCTTCCGTCTTCTGGATAGATTCTGGCTCATCATACTCGCCGCCATCCTTACCCTCCGCGGCTTGCCGCGGATCGGTGAGAATGCCGCTGGTGCCGCCGGCCGGCCCGCGATTGGCGCCAGATGTACTCATTTGCCAGGCTCAAGAATTTTTGGAGCCGCACTTGGCTCCGGATTGACAAGCAGATCAGGACCAACTTTCGCCATAGCGACTTGGGCCTCGGCCTCCACGATCGCAGCTTGAGCCCGCTTCAACTTCGCATAAGCCGCTTCTGTGCGGGCGTCCAGGTTGTGTTTGATCGGTGTGGTTTCATCACCCTTTTTAGGACGATTAATGGCCGGGATCATATCCTGGTTGAGAGCAGCGGGTGCTTCATCTGATGTGCGAGGCGCAAAGCCGGGTCGTGAATGGATCATGGGAAAAGTCCTGATTGTGTTGGTAGAGCTATCGGCGTCGAATAACTGAACGGTGAAACCACCACTCCCTGCTGCGTCAAAACTTCAGTCCAAACGTTCGTGTCGGTTGCCACGATCGATGGCCCTACCATAATCGATGTGGCGGAACTTGCCACCACTGTCGGCAGACTCCCCGGAACACCCGGAGAGTGACTGACTTGTGTCACGGTCCACCGACGCCAGTAGTCAGCACTCCGGTCGTGGGCGCTTTGTTCAAAATACCACCGGGTGAATTGTACGTCTGACCGGCAACGAATAATTGCTGCTCGGCCTGCACGTTGCTGAGTCCTGCCGGGGAAAACGGAGTCGTCGGATTGACTTGGGTCGTCAACTGCGCCGTTACTGCGACCAAGTTCCCTGTGTTCAACACGCCTGGCGTGTTGGGGAACACCGTGGACGCTGCGGCGACAGCAACAAGATTGCCAGTGCCCATCACGCCTGGCGTGAGTGATGCTGTGTTCACCATCGCCGTAACGGCTTCGTTTTGAATGCCGAACGTCTGCGAATTTTGCCCTACACCAACGCCAAGATTCGATTGCGTCGTAGCCTGCGCCGCGGCTACGGCCACAGCGAGATAGTTCAACGACGTGACCGTAGTCAAAATCCCTGCCGCATTGTAATTCTTCGGCGTCGCCTGAGTCGTCAGTACCGCTGGCAACTGATTGTGGTCGTTGATATCAGCGGGCATCACAGCACCTTTTTGATGACCGACACCAGATGCGAGATCACGCTGAAATTGCTCAGAGCGAAACCGATTATCGCGGCCACACCCTTGGTGTAGTGCGCCTTCACAAAAGCGACAATGGCCTCCACTTTGGTCTTCGCAACGGCAACGTCGGCTTTCGCAGTAGCGATAGCGGCATCAACCTTCTGAACAACGGGAGGATTCGGATCGGATGAAGTGATCGTGCCAGTCATTAGAAATACCTCACTTTTGGTTTGTCGTTGCGATCGTTATACTCCAACCATCGCTCAGTGAACGGGATGAGTATATCCTTGCGGTTCTCGGAAGGCAACCTGGCATCGTACATCTTGTCCACCAGGCGTCCGATGAGCCCGCACACGTCGGCCTTGTCATCCCACCGGCCGGCGGGGAATTTTACCAATTGCGTGATGACTCCGCCCTCGCCGTTCACGCCTTCGCCGTCTGACCATTTGCGCCGCGCGGGCAGATGAATCGTGCCGGCCGTCGCTCGCGCATGAAATGCTTGGAGTTTCACGCTCTTGTCTTCGAGCGATGGAAGCGATTCGATTGTGACGTAGCGCTGCGCATGTCGCATTGCGCTTCGGATCGCCGGGCCGATCGCCTTGTCGATAACGCCACCTTCGTTCGCCCACATGGCCGGCTTCCAAACACTGATGAGTGAGATGAATGCTGCAATGCTTACGTCAGTCTCGCATTGCCGACTCCACCAATCGATCGCCCACAGATCACCGATCTTGTCGATTCCCCAAACTCCGTGCTCGGAGTAATCGGGTTCCTTCTTCCCTTTGCGCGGTTCCATCGTCGCATAGTCCGATGCTCCGTAAATGCGGAGGGACTTCGGCAATGCGTCGAGCGATTCGTAGGGGACGATATTCACACGTCTACTCGCGGAAGATCGAGATTAAACATTTTGAACATCTCACGATTGAAGTGGACGCCAGTGAACGGGGCAGGACGTTGCTGATAAAGAGCAGCCCAAGTGCGAGCAGCCCGCGGGTTATCGCGCCACGTACTCCAATGCTCGCGAGGAAACCATTCAGGCCATAGAAACTCACCGGGTGCCCGCCCCAAAACGTCATCGCTTCGTTCGGCTTCAGCGGGTATAGAAAGAACTTCCCATCTCTGTCCGTCCCGACAATCAATGAATCCGCTTTCGCCGTTGTAGTCGAGGGGTAAAATTGATCCACTTAAATCCTCCTCATGCCATCGTGTTTGAATGATGATCGTCCACATCTTTGGTTTGGCGCGAGTCATCGCAGTGTCGATGTACTCGTTGTAAGTCTTCTCACGGATCGCCGCACTGTCGGCTTGCTCGCGGTTGGCAACGGGATCATCAATGATTACTCCGTCTGCGCGATTGCCTGTAATACCCGCGAGCAAGCCGGCTGCCATCATGCTCGATCCGTTTGTCAGTTGCCAGTCATCAATCGCGCGCTGGTCATCCAACAACTGTGGCTTCTCATTCCACAACCCAGTGTACATCGGATCACGGCAAATTGATCTTACTTTCCTGCTCTGCTTCGCAGCGATAGATGTAGCGTAAGAAGCTAAGATTATCTGCGTGTCTGGCTTCCGCCCCATTGCCCACGCAGGCGCTACTACGCTCGCATATGTGCTCTTGGCAGAGCCGGGCGGTGCGAAGATCATCAATCGCCCTCTTGGTGTTTCTATACATCGTTGGATCGCCTGCATGATTAGGATGTGGTGAAGCGCAACGCGCGACTCGACTTGTCGATAGACCGGCCGCACGCGCTCGATAGGATCTACCAATTTGCCCTTCGCGTCTTCCTCATCTACTACGTCCACTGTCGGAACGCCGGGCAGATCGATCGACTGGCTGAAGTCCAGAAGGCTTTGATTGGCGCGCTTGCGCCGCTGAATTTCCTTCCTGGCTTCTTCGAGGGAGATTGTCATTCGAGCAACTTGTCGAGACTCTCGCGCATACCGTCCACCATCTTTTCATAGGTAGTCGGCGTCGAGACCGGCGCGCTCTCGGGCGCACCTTCTGGATAGACGGACACGATCTTTACCGGAGTGCCCATGTTCTTGGTCATGCCGATCGCAAAGTTCTTCGCGCGAGCCCCAGCATGTTCGAGGTTGTCGCATTCTAGCTCGTAGACAAACTGGCGCGTGTAAGTGACTTTAAAGTTAGGCATCAGTCTAGCATCGGGTCGAATTGAATGTGGTTCTTGATTACTTGTTCCAACTCCGCGGTCGTCATCTTGGCGATCATGCGCGATCGATCCCGCACGGTCTCTGTCGGCGGCGCCGCATAATCCTTCAGTTTGCCCGCGGCGTTCGCCCGATCGACGCC